TGCGAAAAGGTATGGCGATGCTCGCCACCCCTGGGAAGTCAAACCATAACCTCGGTTTGGCTGTTGATGTTCATTCTGCTAGTGAACCGAAGCGTTTGAATTGGTTGATTGCAAACGTCAAAGATTTCGGTTTTAGTTGGGAAGTAGTACCAAGCGAACCGTGGCATTTGCGACTAGTAACCGGAGACAACCCGACCCCTGCTGTGCAGGCGTGGGTTGATTCACGCAAGGCCGTATGACATGGATGGCGGTTGGGCGTTAATTCTTTCGGCTGTCGTCACAGCAGTCGGCGGAGTGATCGTCACCATTATTGCGCAGTTCCGTAAAGAAAACAAATCAGATCACGCCGTTGTCGCAGGAATGTTGCAACACATCTATCGCAGCGTAGGGCGTGTCGAAACAAAAGTAGATAAGGTTGACACCCGACTGACACAGCATCTAGTGTCACACGGAGAAGAAGGACTTGACAATGAGCGAAAAGTTGACCACAATGGAGTTACGGCAGATAAGAAAGTATCTAAGTAAAGTTTACCCTGGGGTCGCTGAACAAGACGATCTGTGGGATGTGTTGGTTAAACTAGACAAACTCATTATCGAAGGGGCCAAACATGACAACAAAACCAAAAGCAACAGCCGGAAGTGAAATCCTTTTAGAAGCACACAAACTTGTTAACGGTGCCAGACAAAACGATTACGGTCATCCAGCCGACGACTACCGTAAAGTTGCCGACATCTATTATGCGCTCACCGGTATCGATTTAGAAGTGTCAGAAGCGATCATGTTTATGGTCGCAGTAAAACTGGCAAGGTTACGCACCAACCTTGAACGCGACACCATTCACCACGACAGCCTCGTGGATGCGCTCGGCTATCTCGCCTGCTTAAACATGGCGGCAAAATAATGGGTGCTTTCTACGATGAGTTGAAGTCAGCGCACATAGAGAACCACAGCCTGTACAAGTTACGTAAAGCTTTAGGCGAAGAAGATTTTAAGGACTTACTTAAAGCCATGAAAGATTCGTCAATTAGTGGTCGAGCTATTCATGCTGCGTTGGCTAAACGTGGCATCAACGTCATCGGGTTAAGCACATTCAATGCTTTACGAAAGACTTTCAATGAAAATATCTGACGGAGCCACCTACGAACAGCAGATCATAGACCTGCGTAACGCTTTACGCAAAGCACAGTTAGCTGAAGCGAAAGCGAAACTGAAGACAGCAGACTATGTGGAAGCCGTGTTCGAAGCGTCACGTCTGTCTTTGTTGGCGACACCACGCCCAGCAGTTATCCCACCGGTGAAAGATAAACGCAAAATCAAACCTGAGGTTGCCCTCGTACATTTGACCGACTGGCAGGCAGGTAAACAAACCATCTCGTACGACATCTCTGTACTAGAAACCCGTATCGCTGACATGATCCGCAAAGTGATACAACTCACCGACATTCAACGCGCCCACCATCCTGTCAAAGAATGTGTAGTCATGTTGGGTGGCGACATGGTGGAAGGTTTAGGTATTTTCCCTGGGCAACAGTACGAAGTTGGTGCGCACCTGTACGAACAGATGTTTGCTGTTGTGCGCATCATCGAGTCATCTATCCGTACCCTTGCCACAAACTTTGAATCAGTCAAAGTGGTGTGCGAGTTCGGTAATCATGGTCGGCTTGGGCGCAAAGGCGACATGCCTGCCGGTGACAACATTGATCGCATCGCCTACCAGATTGCGTCAAACAACTGTGCCGACATCAAACATGTCAAATGGCAGATGTCTGATGACTGGTACCAAATTTTTGCTATCGGCAACTACAACGTGCTGTTGGTTCACGGCGACGAAATAGGGGCGTTCGGCTCTATTTTGCGCAAGGTTTCAGCATGGTCTACCGGTGTCGTAGAATCATTCCATGACTGTTACATGGGGCATTTTCATACACCTACCGCACTTACGATGGCGAACGGTGGCCGTGTGTTCGTGACAGGTTCACCTGAGTCACATAACGAGTATGCCCGCACGTTTATTGCTGCTGTCGGTAAGCCAAGCCAACGCCTGCATTTCGTTGACCCGATCAAAGGTCGTGTCACTTCAGAGTATGTGTGTTGGCTATGAGACTTTGCTGCCAGCATTGTGACGCGATCATCGTGCATGACGAAACGAAAGTGGCTTCATGCTTGTGTGACCCTGATGCCCCGACTTGGGTTGCGATAACCCGTGAAGGTCGCATCATGTCCATGTCTCACGCCAGCTACGAATATCTGCCGAAAGAAAACTGATGTCTTGTCCGTGGTCGCTTGTGTCTGTTCATTGGATAGACGCATACGATTCCGATAACGGTTGGATTGAGATAGAAACCTACAAACCTGAAGCCTGCCATGTTGTGTCGGTAGGTTTCTTGTGGCCCGAATGTTTGCCAGGGTACATTTCGATTACCGGCTCATATATGCCTGACGAGGTACCGAACCTTAAAACTATAGGGATGGTCACACATATCCCTGTGTCTATGGTGCAGAACGTAAAAGTTTTGGATCAAGCAAAAATTGATTTGACTTTGCAACACCCTGCCCGTATGCTCTAAGTAAACCAAACAAAGGGGAGTTATGAAAAACTGGTACACCACAATCAAACCTGAACACGGCACAGCCGACTGGTTGAAAGCCCGATGGAAAAACGATGCCGGTGAGCCACGCATCACAGCGTCGGTAGCTGCTGTAGTCCACGGCGACCATCCGTTCAAAACGGCAGCCGATCTCGCTATCGAACTGTTGGCATCGGAAGCACCGGAACCGCAGGCACCGAACTCGGCGATGGAACGAGGCAACCGTTTAGAGCCGATGTTGATTCAATGGGCCGCTGATCGTATGTCGAAAGTTTTGTATTCACCTGACGTGATGTACTGCTACGAAGAAGACGGTGTGCGTCTGATGGCGACCCTTGACGCGATGAGCATGGGTGAACCTGATGAACGGCAAATCGTTGAAATCAAAACGACGAAGAAACGTTGGGATGGCAAACTGCCTGGCTACTGGTATTGGCAGGGTGTACAGCAGGCTTTGTGTGCCAACGTGTTCAGTATTGATTGGGCGATCTTTGACTCCGATCTTGAGTTGCATCATTATGTGCAGAAGGTTTCGTCGGATGAGAAGCAGGCGCACATTGATGCTTGCCGAAAGTTTTTGGCCGCTATTGATTTAGGGATGATGCCTGAAGGTGCAGAGTACGAGTACCGGCACATGTCTGCCAGGTTCCCTGAGGGTACGGATACGACTGTGCAGTTACCTGCCGAACTGTTGGAAGGTTTGAAGTCTTTGGCAACGATAAAGAAATCCATCAAGGAACTTGAGACTGCCGAGGATCAGATCAAAGCAGATGTTTGTGAACTTATGGGTGTGTCAGAGTTTGCAACAATTAATGGCATGTTGGCTGCGACTTGGAAAACTTCGACACGCACATCGTTGGATCAGAAAAGGTTAGAGCAGGATCATCCTGCGTTAATAGAAAAATATAAGAAAACATCAACCATCCGCACATTCCGTGTGGCACTTAAAGGAGCAAAGTAATGGATGACAAGTTGTTATTGCGTTATGTTATTGATGTGTTTGAGTTATCAAATCAAATTTCGGATACATTGGAATCATCGGCGGCAGAAGCGGAACGGCTAAGTGGTCACTTGTATCAAATATTAGAAAAAATAAATCCCATTGTTTCGGACCATTCTCACGCGGAAGAAACTTGGGAAGATTACAAAGAACGAACAATTAACTACATAAACGGAGTAAAAAAATGAAACTAGAAGACATCATCAAACAGTACGGGGTACCAGACCCATCTATCGTCGGAAAACTACCGCGAGGTGGCATCACACTTGACTTCGTGGGTCACGCAGAAATTACCCGCATCCTCATCGACATTGACCCGATGTGGAACTGGTCGCCTGTTGAGATAGTGAACGGCAGACCTGCGATCAACGAAACGAACGGCATGGCAACGATGTGGGGCAACCTTACGATCCTCGGCAAAACAATGTTGGGTGTCGGTTCGGTACGTTCAGACAAACCTGATCTAGATAAAGAACTTGTAGGAGACTTCTTGCGTAACGCATCCATGCGTTTCGGTATCTGTCTATCACTCTGGTCTAAGTCCGAGTGGGAAGAACCTGCGGCACATGCACCGAAACCTGCCGGTGTTGTCAGCCAAGAAAACATTGACCGATTCAAGGCAGCTTGCAAAGAAGCGAACCTTGATCCGAACGAGGTAGCGAAACAGGCTGGCGTGTTGTTGATCGGATTGAAAGATACCGACATGGCCAAGTTGCGTGACACTTTTAAGTCAATGAAAGAACAACCAAAAGAAATACCTTTAACCAATTTGGAAGCCGAAGAAGCGATCATCGCCACATTCAAAGCGACACCAGTTGAGCCTATTCATTCACCGAACGTCAAACCGAAAGACCCTGGCACCAGGGCAACAGCGGCACAGGTTGGCAAATTGAAAGCATTGATGTTCGCTAAAGGTTTTGACACACCGGAATCTAAACTGGAGTTGGCTGTCGGTTCGGTGAAGCATCCTTTACATGACTTGAACGAGATGACTAAAGGTGAGGTCTGGGAACTTATCGAAACCCTAGACCCTCAATGACCGATGAACGCAAAGGTGAATGTCAAGGCAACCGAGACAAGTGCAACCTACCTGAATGTCCGAAGTTCGGGCTGTTGGGTCGCCCATCTCGTGACGGTAAGCGACGGGTACGTGGATGTAACGATCCTGCGGCTAGGGGGAAAAGGAATCGAACTAAAGGTGATGCTAAAGCCCGACATGCCCGACGCAAACTGGGTTTATCTGCGACAGGTAACGCAGGTTCTCGGCATGAAGAACATTGGGG